TAAATCGCTTGAGTCTCTTTTTTAATGTACTCAAGCATTGTATTTCTTGAGGCTTCATCAAATCCAGCGTAACGATTATTTACCGCTGTTACTAAGCGGTCATAGAGAGAGGCAATAGAATCGACTGTGGCTTCTGCTCCAATCAAAGCGTTATTCCACTCTGAAGGTCGTCCAAAAGTAGAACTAAACATTTCAAGCAACGAATCAGCGCCAGTTGCCCGCATCTGTAAAGCATCTTCTTGTTTTCTTCTTAGTTCAACAAGATTATCGACCAGTTTTGCTCGTTCGTTGGCTAAGTCAACTAAGCCCTGAGTCTGATTCTTAAGGTATTCAACCAATGAATCTTTCTTCTTAGGGTCAATACCAATGAAGCGCTTTTCAACTAGAGCGATAATTTCATCATATTGCGAAATAATAGAATCAACTGTTGCCGTAGTAGCGCCCATCGCCCTTTGAATACGACTTGGTTCACCGAATGGCATTGCAAAGAGTAAACCAATTTGAGCCGATGCTTCATTTCTATCTTTAATAGCGGCTTCTAACTCATCTTGTGCTTTTTCAAGAGCATCGGTTACTTCCTTGAAAGCATCCGCGATTTCCATTGCTTGAGGAATAAATGAACGAACTTGTTCATTAATTGCATAGAATCTATCTTGCAATGACTTAAGAGCCGCGCCCTTAAGACCCTTACCTTTTTCATCAAAGACATTCTTGAGCATGTCAAGACCTTTGATGATTGTGTCTCTTGCCGCTTCTCCGCCCTTGGTAAAGCCCGGCATAAAGTCGTTATTGATGAAATCGTTATATTTCTGAACAACACTGCGTAAAGCGTCCTGTGCTTTTATAGCGGCATCTGTTAAACCTGTAGCGTTTACACCTTCTTCGTCTTCGCCGCCAAACTTGCCAAGACCCTTAAATAATCCCTTTTCATCAAACTTAGGCATTTTGAACTCAGAATCAAATTTAGGTAACTTGAAACGTTTCTTTTCTAAACCATCTAACTTATCGGCAAAACCTTTGACTTTCTCTCCCGCATCTTGGAAGAATTTACCGACATTTTCAGTCATGTTATCCATGCCGCGCAATGCCTTACCAGCGGCGTCGACTCCTAGTAAATCTAAACCTTTTAACAATAGTCGTAGAGGACCTGTGTTTATTTTAATAAGTCCGACTGCCAACTGACCAATAACTTGAATCAGTGCGCCAATGCCAGTAACTCCCGCTTTGCCAACTGCAATAATTATTTTGCGGAATGCTTCTGAATTATTCCAAAGAATCACAAAACCCGCAATAAGGGCTGTTACACCTGCAATGATTAGTCCCACAGGATTCATTTTCATAACTAAATTTAATTTTTTCCATGCTAATGTCAATCTTGCAAGAACACCTGTTTTCTTATTAAAAAGGAAATTTGTAATTGCAGTATAAGCATTTAGTATCTTGACCTGTAATAAGTAAGCCATGATAGCAACCGTTACAATTCCAAAGACTCCTGCTAAAATCTTAAAGACTGTCGCATAACGTTTTACAAACTCAATAGAAAAAGTAATTGCCTTTGATAAAGCCGTAATAGCGACAGCGGCATAATTCAAAGCGATGTTCAATACATCTACAATTACTGCGCCTACAGTTAAAAATACTGGAATAAGTGGTTTCAAAGATTCTAATAAATCCATAAACGCTGTACGCAATTTTGGACTCAATGCAATAAGAACGGTCAAACCAACTAAAAATGGATTGAAAGCACCTAAGAAACTTCCTAGAATTGGAACTTGTTTCAGAAGGTTTTGTCCTCCAAAGGTGGCAAGAGCCGCAGAGACAGCGGCAAGTACAGGCAAGAATCTTTGCATTTCAGTTCCGAGTCGTTCCATAAATGGAACTAAGCCTTCAGCCCTAGTCTTTGCTTCATCCGCAGATTTAGCCACGCCATTCAAACCCTTTGTGAACTCCACTGCTTTTTGCAGAGCATTCGTAAGAGGAGTTGCAAGGTTAGTTAATACTGCACCGATAGTTTGAATGACTGGATAAAAACGTCCGCCTTCAGAAACAAGTTTGACAAGATTTTTATACAATTCATAAGTTTGTAGAATCATGGGACCGAACGCCTTTATTAAAGCGCTTCCCATTGCTACTTGTAATTCATTTGTTATACGAGCAAACGAACGCAATACTTTGCCGGGGCTTGTCATTGCGGCTTCATAAGTTCCCGCAACTCTTTCGCCCTCTTTTAATACAAGATTTAGAACGGCGGCTTGTTTTTCTTGATACGTTAATTGCTTAGTTGTTTTTCCGATTTCGCGAGCGTAGTCAGCGTAAGCCTGTCCAGCGGATTTTTGAATACCAACAGATTTAAGAACTTCAGAACGACCTGTAATGATGGCATGGGTTAATCGGTCGTAAGCATCGGATGAGTTGACTCCACCGATAACGGCTAAGTCTTGGGCAACTCGAGCAACTTTCGATGCACTGGCTAAATCTAAATTATTTTGAGCATATTTTAAGACGGATTTTTGAGCAATTTCCATCTCGATACCCATTGCCTTAACTGCTAAGGCGGCATCTTGTAAGGCTTCATAGCCTTTGCCCGTTGACCATCCAACGGCTTGCAAGGCAACATCTAGTTCATCAACTCGAGAGGCGGCATTGAATGATTGCACACCCATTGCGATAAGTGCGCCGCCCGCAACCGCGGCGAAAGTTCCAGCGGCAACGGCGGCTTTATTAGCGGCAGATTCGAATACGCCAAAAGAATTAGACATATCGCTTGCGCTCTGGGTAACCCCATCACGCATTTTGCTAAGTTCGCCTTGGACTTCAGTAAGTTTGCGATTGAACTCTGCTGTTTCGGCTCGGAACTTGGCAAGAATCTCGACTACTGTTTCTGCCATTCCAAGTCACCTACTTCCGTTGTTTCATTGCCTGTTCTTGCTCCCAAGCGCGAAGTCGCTCAAGGGCTTCCCACTCAGATAATTCATTAGAAGAGATAGCACGATGAGACGGACTGCCGTGTAAAAGTTCCTCGACAGTCCGTCCCAATCGCTCTGCTAACTCAAAGACGAATCTTCTATAACCGTTGCGGAGGAGTCTTTTCCCAACTCATCAGCCGCCTCTTTTGTAAAGCCTGATAAGCGCATACCTACCATGGCGATACGGTCGAGGGCATTTGCAGACTTGGAAAGTAGAACATCCTTATCCTCTGGAACAAAGATTTGTTTTCCTGTATCGGGGTCGAATGCGGTTGCGATGACAATTTCAGGATAGACAAACTGAAGATTGACGTCTTTTCCGCTCGAGGTTGCTTTGTCCATGATACGTGTGCGCTCTGCGCCAGTCATACCACGAACTTCAATTTTTACACCCCATTCAGGAACATCCACCACTTCTGATGGAATATCTTGAACTGCGAGGATTTGGTCTCTAATGGACACGATGTTCTCCTTTGGTCTTCTCGGACACGATTATTTTTTATTTAATTGTTATACGCTGTAAGAGCCGCGTGTAACGGCACCAGAAATCTGAAACGCCGCTGAGAACGATACTACATCGCCTACTCCTGCGGAAGTTTCGTATGAGGTCAAATAAGCCTCACCTGTGTACTTAGTTGCACCCGAAGCGGAACCTTCTGGACCGTACTCGAAAGATACTGTTGCATCTTGTCCGAGAATTCCAGCGAGGTAACCATCTACAGTTGCGTCAAATGAACCGTCAATGCTAATTGTCTGGTTTTTGAAACCGACAATGTAGGTACGGTCATTTGAACCGAAAGATGTTGTTTCCAAAATTTCTGCTTCACGTGGGAATGAGACAGAGTTTGAGACATTCGAGATGTCTCTTAGTGTTCCAGATGAATCGTCAACCTTGAATACGGCGGATTTACCGTGGCGAAATGTAGGCATTTTTTTATCTCCTTGAGAAAGCGATGCTGAATGTGATTGAACCTGTACCCGATGCTGGAGTTACCAACGCTCGGACGTAACGATTAACGGTGCCGCTAACTTCAACTCGCTGTGAGGTCAAAGTAGTGGAACCGATAGTTGTAAAAGTTACAAGGTCAACCCAAACTGAATTGTCAGTGGAGTGTTGCACCTTTGCAACTGTTGTTGTGCTACGGGTATTAGCCGTAATGTGTAGGTGAGCAACTCCGCCATTTGTGCTTGATGCGGAATTGTCAACTGCTGTACCAGTAGAAGTCGTTGTGATAGCGCTTAGGCAACCAAGCCAAACACCATAATCGAGACCACCATTGGCATTCGCGCCGCCTGAAACGGACACGACATCTGTAAGAGGACTGCTGATTTCGTATGAAGACTCAACAGCCGAGAGCATTGTTGCTCTGCGTCCAAGTCCCGAACCATCGTTCGAAACTGTCATAGTTGCATAAGTATTATTTCCAAGAGCATCAGTTAAAATTTCATCAACAGCATCGGCTGAACCATCAAACAAGCCATCAAAGGAAACTGTTCCCTCAAGGTGACCCGCAATATAAGAGCGGTCATTTGAACCGAATGTTGTTGTCTCTGGAACTTCAACTCCATTAGTTGCAGTAACGCTATTTAGATAAGCGCTTAAATCAAATTCATTGGAAAGGACAACTGTTCCTTTACCGTGACGAAAGACTGGCATTATTTCTCCTCAACTGGACGCTGAAATGGGGTTCCGTCTTGGACTAAGCCATCATTGTCTTCATCTTTGGCATCTGGATTAAATCCATCTTCCTTAGATTCCTCGACGGGAACTTCAATGATTGGTTCTTTAATAATTGGTTCTGCAACAACTGGTTCGATAACAGGTGCAGGAACGGGTTCGGCTTTAACTTTTGACGGTTTATCTGCGTCTTCAATAATCTCATCTGCAAGTAGCCACTTAACAGCGTTTGCAGGTAAATCATCTACAACGTCACCGATTTCGGCACGTTTGTTTGGCGGGTAATCGATACCCTTCAAGACTCGATAGCGAGCCATCTAGACCTCCTCCGATACGGCACATGGGTAACCCAAGTAACCGTCAGGTCACTCGGACACGGAAGAGACGAAAAACTCGGGCGACAAGCGCACAGTGCGTTTATTGTATCGCATTGAAATTTAGAGAACTTTGCAACGGGTCAATAGCGTTGAAACCACACCCTTATATTCATCTTGACCTTTTACAGTTCCTTTGATTTTGAACTTATCGCCAATCTCAACATTCAACCCACGGCTTGAAAACCATTTGAACTGATAATCCCCACCCTCGAATGTGTAAAGCGTGGTCCAGCCGAACTGAGTCTCAAAGGTGTTTTCTTTTAAGACTGTAACCTCAACCTCAACCTTTTCTCCAACTGAAGCAAAAATCTCATTTTTGTAGATTTTCTTTTCAATTTGTTCTTCAGCCTTTTTCTGCCAAGCCTTCAAGAGACTGATTAAGATACCTGCCGTGCCGTGCTTTTGAAATGCCAGCCCACTGATAATTCTGACATTTTCGGCGTAACTTGATTCACCTTCAAAACTCTTTCCGAACTCAAGTAACTCCCGAGCCTTATCACGGTGAGCATCGGTTACTTCTTGACCGACCAATTCTTTCCATAGACTCAGACCATGAAATCCGCCCGCTAACTTTCCCCATACGACCTCTTTAGTTGAAAGACCAGTTCCAGCGGCTATGTATCCAGTTTTTTCTACTGCGCAGACCGCGGTTGCTAACACGCCCGAAGTATCGAATCCACTATGTTCGCCACCAGAAAATCCGCCGAACTCGGCATTGAAATCTTCTTCGGTGACTAAGACTGACGGATTGAATTCCCATCCAAGAAAGTCCTTGACGCAACTTGAGCCAACCTGACTCAACTTTCCTTCTTCATTCTGGACGAAGATAACTTTTGAGCGAGAGCGAACCTTTTGGCAATGCTCGCAATAGCCAACCTTTACCTCTGAAGGCTTGACTTCTATTCCACCCGCAATGGTTTTTGTGAGAGCCTTACCCTCGATAAACTCGGCAACACCCACGAACTGCCATCCGTTAAATTTGACTGGTTCGCCCTCAATGACGAGAACTGAATATTCACATTCGATTCCATTGAGTGTTTCGGAGCGCGATTCAACACGTACTTCAAAACCGCCGCTCAAACCTTTATTCTTCCCGCGGGAAGCAATCTTTTGAGCCTTGGCAAGAGTCTTCTCAATATTGATGCTTGAGATTCTGAACTCTCTCATCTCGCCCTCCTCTCAGGACAAGATAAGTATACCAAACATGGGTTAGTTATTCAACGATATCCCTGCGTAGGCGTTCCTCTTGAATCATGTTGAGGGTTAGGAAATAGCCAATTCCATCGACCACGGTATCGGGCTTGGACTGATTGACCTCACGGGCAATCTTCATCCCTACCATACAGAGGGCAACCTGCTCGGCAGAAACGTCACAGCCGAGGATTACAGACCATATCTTCGCCGCCCTAGAGAAGTTATCGAGAGGATGACCGTAGGCGTCCTGACGCTCCCCTGAGACCAACTCAGCGGCATACGAAGCGATATCACGTGGGTCGTTCATAGTAATTGGATATCCGTCACTCCCGCCGTTGATACTAGAAACGTTAGAACTCCGACTTCCGCTACTTCTCCCGTTGACTGACGCCACCATACGCTTCCCCCGTCGAGGGCTGGTGCTTGTAGCCATTTGACTCCTCCCCAATCTGCAAACTTAAATGAATGATAATGACCAGAAACCAAAATATCGCAATCACCGATTTTTTGTCTTCCCAGAGTTTGGTCTGCTATCCATCTCCGTAGTTTGGACTCTACTCCTCCACTGCCAGACCTTGCAAGATGACCATGGGTAATACCAATAATTTTTCCATGCACTTCCAATGTAAGACTCAACTCATCTGTTGGAATTGCAAAGTTGACATGACCGTAGGCTTCAGGATTAGCCGCAAAGATTTCCGCAACAGATTCGACAAGGGCAACATCATCATTATCGCCAAGAGTCGTGAATGCTTTTCCGTTCTTTCTATTCTCTCCATGATTACCGCCAATTGCGGCAACTGTTATGGAAGGAACAAGTTTTGACCATTTGATGAGAGCGTCTCTTAATAAACGACGAGCAATCTTTATCTGGTCACGTCTATCGACTTCAACTGTAAAGGTTTGAATGTCGTAATGACCATCGCATCCTTCAACCAAGTCGCCTAGACATAGAACTGTTATCGAATCAATTGAACGTCCGATTTTTTTCAATTCTTTTAATCTGAACTCAACATCATCGATAGCATCTAGCCATCTGCCGACCAAGCCCTTAAGACCATCACCGTCACGCTTACCTGTTTGCCAGTCTGCTACACAAACTACAAGGCTCGCATCACCCGCTATTTCTTTAGGTTTATGAGGCTTATGCTTTTTGATTTCTTTAATCAGGGACTCAATATCGGCAGTTTCTTGTTTGCCTTTACGTACTACTTTGCCCTTCCATTGACGATTAAGAATGCCATTCGTATCGCCCCATACGTTAAACAAAACAGGTTCGACAACGGTGAAATGCTCAGGGTCTAATCCCCACATACGTAACACTTGAGACCAGTCGGGTTTTACTTCACCCTCGAAGGCTTCAGTTGTAACTGTTCCTTCATTACCTTCCCAAGTTACGCCGGGAGTCCATTCCGCTTTTCTTTGTCTTGGCTCAGTTTTCTGAACTGAGTTAATCTCCGTAGTCTTCAGAAGATTATCTAATGCGTCATCTAGGCTCACGTGGACACTTACATCCTTCTCGCCCACTCATGCGGCGACGATGACGGCGAACAATGCTCGAACTAATCTCGTATCCAAAATCTGTTAAGAGCGCGGCAATCGCCGATGCTTCAACTGATTGATTGAGAATTGCATCATTTAGTTTTGATTTGATTGGTTCTTCAACTGTTGCCAATAACTTTCCTAGACCACAATTGAAACCGCTTTGACTTTTCTTTCCATAAAGAGTAGTCAGACGATTAAGGAATTCATCCTGATTTATTTTTTGACTTGCATCTTGGACATCTGATACTCCACGGGCGCGTCGCGGACTCAAAGAGGAGACGGTCGCACTTCCAACATCTTTGGAATTCGTCTGTCGTTGCGTTTCTGCCATAAGGGTCTAATGCTCTCTCTTGCGGAGTAGGGGATTCCGCACTCGGTCCCTCTGGTCCTTTTGGGAAAGGACTAGGCGTCTTTGATTCCATGTCGACTAGACTCCAACGAAGCAATCTACGTTGAAAACGACCGAAGGTCTTTCCAACTCGTCGACACCGATAGGCATAATGGAACCCATAGATGCGATGCGAAGAATACCAATGCTTGAGAGGGTATTGTTTGATATCGCCGAAATTAGCGTTCGGAGTGTCACAGCCTTATCGCGAGCCGTAACGTAGTCATCTCGGGTCGCTCTGACCATAATTTGGAGGCTTGGTCTATCTACTGAAAACCCGTTGGCTCCAAAAGTTTCAATTGGGGGCAATCCTTCGTACTCAAAAACGGCTACACAGAAGTCAGGCTTCTCTGGCATTTTTGATAAGAAAAGATTGGTACCGAGAGTTAAATCTGCCGAGTTGGTATCAATGTAAGTACCGACCGCTTCTAGAACTGTTGGCATGTGACCTCCTAATATCCTTGACCGATGCGACGTTGAAGATATACACCTAAGCGTTGAGCCATGCCCTTAACTCTGCGCTTGGCTGGAGTTTCAAGATATTTTGCTCTTGTAGGTGGAGCGTGATAGACCTTCTTGCCGCTTGGAGCGTAAATGCGTTCGTGAACAAATAAAGCGTATGACGATGCTGGTCCACCATAAGAAATAGTTACTTCGACAGAATTCTCTGTTTTGTCAACTGGGTTCATGTGACCGCTTGCCCGTAAGATTCCAGTATCGACTGGAACTAATGTTTGCGACTCATTAAAAGCCATAGTCGCTTCCCAATACAGACCCTCTGCTAAGGCTTGGATTGCGTTATCCCCCGCGGCGGCAACAAGACGATTAAGTTTATCCAACCCCTTGATTTCAATTGGCTCCACTAGGCACGTCCAAAAAATATGACAGCGTGATGGGGTGATGTAACACCGTTTGCACTGTAATTCTTTTTGTCTAACCTTGTAACGATGGGTTCACTTCCATCATCCAAAACAATTCTGTCTCCAATGCCTATGTTTGGATTACCAAGGACAATAAGTCGACCCTCACTGAAAACTGAGCGATTCTGCTCCGTGTTTTGTTTCAGCGTATCCGCAATAATTCGGCATGAATAAGTAGTCCCAGTTGTCGAGGTTGCCAATTTTCCGTAATTATCCAGCGTAGTCTTTTTATACACCGTAATCACGTCAGTCATATCCCCCGTCCAATGGTCGGGAGAACCCTTTATGTAAGTCATCAGGTGTTGTTATCCATGATTCCCGTGTAGAAGTCTGAGTGATACGAAGTCACATTCTTCTCGCGAGTTGGAATGATTGATTGGGCATTAATTCTGGGAGTCGGTGGAGTCAAGAGGTCTCGTTGAGCACGAAGGCGATTAGCGAGTTGACGGTATTCAGCGGCAGAGGCTCCATAGGACTCTGAAATGCTGAGGTCTCCCACGCTTCGTGAGTAGTTTGTGCGGTCGGCATAGCGACCCGAGACCACTTCACATGCGGCAATAGCGGCAGGATAAGTTCCGCCCCATGTCGTTAGAAGATAGAGGATTTCCTCATCTTGCAATTCAGCATCATTTTCAGCGGTATCGCCAATAAGGAAACGAACTGCGTCTAAATCTGAGGCACTTGGGTCACCCGAATATGTGAACATGGTCAACTCCTTTGAGAGAACCTATCTTATCAGTCATTGAAAACCCAAACTTATTGCACTAGGCTTCCTGCATGAATCTAGTTGAAAAAGCCGTAAAGCATGGAGGCAAACTAGCCCCTCTTGTTATATCTGACGGTCTGACCTCTGGAACTGGATTGATGAATCCCTCTGTTTTTATAGACGATGACGGCGATATTCTTTTGAACTTAAGGCATGTCAACTACACGCTTTATCATTCTGAAAATAATCAAAGGTTTCCTAGTCGATGGGGACCGCTTTCTTATCTTCATCCAGAGCAAGACCAGAAACTAAAGACCATTAACTATCTTTGCCGTTTAGATTCTGAACTCAGGATGACTCATAGCACGAGGGTTGACACCTCGGCTTTGGATGTCGAGCCTCTTTGGGAATTCCACGGGGAAGAAGACTGTCGCCTAGTTAAATGGGACGGCGATTATTATCTGATTGGCGTTCGACGAGATACGACCCATAATGGCGAAGGTCGAATGGAGTACAGCCGTATTGAACTTGATAAGGTCGACTGGACGGCTAAAGAGGTAAGCCGCGTCAGAATGCCAGCGCCGGGTGAGAATAGTTCGTACTGTGAAAAGAATTGGGTTCCTATCCTTGACAAGCCGTATCATTTTTTGAAATGGACCTCTCCTACTGAGATTGTTAAATCCTCACCTACTGAGCCGAATACAGAACAGGTGATTCTGAAAAAGGCAGTTATGCCACCGAGGGACCAGCGCGGCAGTTCCCACATGATTCCTTGGGGAAATCTTTATATCTCGATATCTCATGAAGTAAATCTTTGGCAAAACTACCTGAACCAAAAAGATGCAATTTACCGTCACCGTCTTTTGGTTTGGGATAAAGAATTCAACCTGCTAGGTATGACTAATGAATTCTCATTCCTCGATGCCCGAATAGAATTTTGTGCTGGAGGAGCCGTCTATGGAGATGACCTGTTAATCAGTTTTGGCTTTCAGGATAATGCCGCGTTTGTATTGAGAACTCCTAAACTTTTGGTTGAAGACCTGATAATCGAGGCTTTGAACTATGTATGACAAATTAGAGAACCTGATTGTTGAATTCTCTAGTGACCCATTCAATGCCGAGAAGAATTTTGAAATTGCTAAAGAATATGAGCGACTCAATCAGATGGCTTCTGCCATATCTTTTTACTTAAGAGCGGCAGAATATAGCCAGAAGGATAAAGACCCGGTTGTTTATGCTTCACTCTTAAGGCTATCTCTTTGTTTTGAATCTCAGAAAGATAGAGTGCATACGGTAAGCAATGCCATTTTGCAGTCAATTGCCTATGACCCAACTCGTCCAGAAGGTTATTTCCTTATGGCTAGATTCCATGAACGCGCTCGCAATTGGCAAGAAGCCTATACATGGGCTGAACTTGGATTGACAAAGAAAGATAAAAAAGCGTTACCAGCCGACGTTGAATATTATGGACGCTATTGCCTTGAGTTTGAAAAGGCTGTGTCTGCATGGTGGATTGGTAGACAAGACGAATCAAAACAACTCTTCATGAATCTTCTAGTTAAAGAAACTAGACCAGAATATCGAGAAGCAATAAAAATGAACTTAGGGAGAATGGGTGTCACTGTTATTTGATATTGGCGCCAATAAAGGCGATGCGACTTTAGCGGGTTTACAAAAAGGCTACAAAGTTATTGCCGTTGAAGCCGCTCCGAGAATCTTTGCTCAACTGGCGTCTAACTTTACCTATAATCTAAATGTCACTCCTTTGCGCTTGGCGATTGCAGATAAAGATAATGAATGGCTGGAATTTTATGAATGCGTTGAAGACGGGCTTTCAACTCTAAATAAGGATTGGCTGACTAAAGAAGGTATGCCTTACGCTGGAAAAGAATTTCGAACTGTACTCGTCCCGACTTTGACGATGGACACCTTAATCGATAAATATGGCATGCCAGACCTTGTGAAAATAGACGTTGAGGGCGCTGAAAGCACGGTCTTTGCAGGGCTAACAAAAAAGCCCGCTGAACTCTGTTTTGAATGGAGTTTGGTTACTATCGATGAGCATATCGAACAACTTAAACGGCTTAAGAAAGTTAACGGCTATAAGGAGTTTGCCCTTCAATACATTACTCATCATCTGGAAAAACCTGAAGAATATAAGCCATTGAGTAAAGCAAAAGATTTGAAATTATGGATTGAAGATACAACTCAATGGTGGGAAACAGAGGGTTGGAAAAAATCTAACTTGCGACCAACAGCGGATGTTGGAATGTTGTGGGTACGTTAGTTACATTCCACCTAGCATCAAACCAACAACTGTAGGGTCAGCAGTAACTAAAGCGGCAGTTCCCTGAATACCTTGCACTCCCTGAGTGCCTTGAACTCCTTGTAATCCCTGCGTACCTTGTGGACCTTGTGTACCTTGAACTCCTTGTGGACCTTGAACACCTTGCGTACCTTGTGGACCTTGAATACCAGTGATTCCTTGAACGCCTTGCAATCCAGTTGCGCCCGTTACACCTTGAATTGTTGTAGCGATAATCGACCAAGTGGTTCCATCCCACTGTCGAGTGATATTACCAACGGTATAGGTTTGTCCTATCGTGGGCGAATTGGGAAAATCTGCCGCCACTTATCTCTCCTAGTAACCGTAGGTAAAGATTAGAACACGACCATTACCTCCAGCGCCACCTGCTCCACCGTTACCAGCGTTAGGGTTAGAGTTAGTGTTGTTACGAGCACCACCACCGCCACCGCCACCTGCTCCAGCGCCACCTGCTCCACCGTTACCACCAGTAGCCGTACCAGAAGCGGCATAGGCAGAGGCTCCGCCTCCACCACCTGAACCAATCCAAGTTCCAGTTGTATCTGCAACGTTATTTAAGAAATCAATTGTTACACTTCGCCCATTACCCGCTCCACCGTTACCGCCTGTAGTTGTAGCGGCAACACCAGCGGTTCCACCAGAAAGAGTGGTCCATAATGTCAAAGCATCGCCACCTGCTTCACCATTGTAAGTTGTTGTTGCGGCACCCGAGTTAGTTGATGCTCCATAACCGCCACCAGTAGGAGTAAAGTCAAGAGTGTCAGGAGTTGCTACGGCAACAGGGTTATTATCTATTGCGGCGGATGAACCACCGTCATTACTTTCAATCGCAATCGGTAATGAGTAACCTGTGTTAATTGCATCAGCGGCTCCTGCTCCACCTGCGGTTACTGCCGCGTTAGATTGAGCACCACCAGCGCCGAGTCCGCCACCTTTTGCTTTAATTCCACCGAAAGATGAATCGCCACCGTTACCACCGTTACCACCTGAAGTACCAACGTTAGTGCCAGAACCAGTTCTTAAACCAGCAGTTCCAGCAGTGCCACCAGCACCGACTACGACAGCGACAGTTGCGCCTAAATCAGCCGCCATTAAGCGACGATAAGAAACTTGACCGCCACCACCGCCACCGCCACCTTGTGAGTATGTGGTACCAACGGAGCCTGAGCCACCGCCTCCACCTCCACCTGCGCCGACTACATAAACATCGACATAGACTGGAGTAAATGATGTTGGCTTAGTCCAAGTGTATGAACCGCTTGTTGTTGGCGAACCATATAAATCTGTTTGTTTTAGAATAACTGCGCCGACTCCAGAAGTTCCAGTTGTTCCTTGGATACTTGCACCCTGAACTCCTTGAAGACCTTGAGTGCCTTGGGTACCTTGTATTCCTTGAATACCCTGCGTTCCTTGTGCACCCTGAATACCTTGTGCACCCTGAATTCCTTGAGTACCCTGTGCGCCCGTATTTCCTTGAATGCCTTGAACGCCTTGTAGACCCTGAGTTCCTATTGTGCCCTGTGCGCCCTGAACACCTTGTGTACCTTGTGTTCCAGTATTTCCCTGAATACCAATTGCGCCCTGTGTTCCAATTGTTCCCTGAACACCTTGTGCTCCAGCAGGACCAGATGAATAAGCAAGAGAATTCCAATAAGTGCTTCCGTCACCGACTTTGAATTTTCCTGTATCGGTTTCAAGACCCATCTCACCTGAAGCAAGAAGTGGATTTACAGAAGTCCAATTAGCCGCAGTATCTCGTCTAAGTTGTATCTGAATCGGCATTAAGCGCTCCCTGCGTTAATAGAGGCGATGCCCCCATAGGTAGAACCAGCGGAACCACCATCGAGTAATCCAACAGCGGCAACAGGCGAGGACGCCTCCACCCACTGTGAACTTGTTCCGTCTGCATAGTATACATAAGTTCGTGTTGTAGATGAATTAAACCAAGTGTCGCCATTTGAAGGAGAAACTGGAGGTGTATCTGAAACTGTGTAGTTTCCGCCGCCACCGCCGCCGCCTGATGGACCTTGAATTCCTTGTAATCCTTGAACACTGATTCCTTGTGTTCCTTGAACTCCTTGAGAACCGTTTAATCCTTGTAATCCAGTTGTTCCTTGCAATCCTTGAGAACCAGTGGTTCCTTGAACACCTTGAAGTCCAGCGACAACCCATGCAGAGCCGTTATAGGTGTAAAGGCGATTATCACCTGTGTTGTAATAAAGGTCGCCCTGCGTAGCAGAAACAGGTTCAGAAGAAAGCCTTACTACATTTATCGGAGTAAGAAATCGGCGGCTCATTTACGCCCTCCTTATTTCTTAACCGATAACTGCGACTGCGTATTGGTTTGTGGTCGGTGCTACTGCAAAACGTAGGGTGACAGTGTTTGCATCTGTCTTTTCAACGTCACACTGTACTTCATCATACGAACCAGAGTTGGTATAAACGCTAACCATTACTCCTCGAGTATTAAAGTTATGCGTTACAGTGAAAGAAGTAGCCGAGTTATCACCTACAGTTGCAGTATATTTACGAGCGACAGTTGTTGTATCAACTGCAACCGCGTTAGCGGTAACGCTGATACCTGTACTGCCAACGACATCGAATGTGTTACCTGTGAGAGTTAAACCATCACCAGCGAGGTATGTTCCAGCACCCGAGAACTGAGTGAAAGAAACTGCGTCTGTGCCAACTGTTGTGATTGTGTTTGTTTGAACCCAACCAGTATCAGAATAAACAGTTCCACTATCGACAAAGAAGAAGTCTCCAGCATCAATCTCAGCGGCAGTGTCGTAATCTGTTGCACGAGTAAGAACTGTTCCACCTGTTGCCCATGTATAAATACCGTTATGAGCCGCATTTGACTGATTCTTAATCAATATACGGTCGCCATTTTGTAGCGTATATCCGTCAAGAGTTGTCAGCGATGTTCCAAGGGTAAGAGTTGCACCTACTCCTGAAGTTCCATTGTCATAAGTGACAGTTCCAGATAGTGCGGCTGTAGTAGCGGCTTTAACTGCGGCATGAACATGTAAACCTTCGGCAACTGAATCAACATAAGCGCGAGTCGCAGTATATGTTTCATCAATCGATACTTGACCACCTACGACGGTGATACCTGTTCCAGCGGTTACTGTTGCATCTGAACCAGCGACACCTTGAGTACCAGTTGTACCTTGGATACCAGTTGTACCTTGTGGACCTTGGATACCTTGTGTGCCCTGTGCACCTGTAGTTCCCTGTAAACCGGTTGCGCCTTGAGTTCCCGTTAAACCTTGTGAGCCTGTGATTCCTTGTAGACCTTGCTCACCTTGAATGCCTTGAGTTCCTTGAGCACCCGTGGCTCCTGTTGTTCCCTGTGAACCAGTTGTACCTTGTGCTCCAGTTTCACCTGTTGTTCCTTGAGCACCGACAAGACCTTGTGTGCCTTGCGCTCCTTGTGCTCCTGTTAGACCCTGTAATCCTGTTTCACCCTGAATGCCTTGCGTTCCCTGCGCTCCAGTTGCACCAGTAGTTCCCTGAGAGCCTGTAGTGCCCTGTACGCCCTGAATTCCCTGTGTGCCCTGTGAACCTGTTGCGCCCTGTGCTCCAGTGGTTCCTTGTGCGCCCTGAGAGGTATTAACCCATTCTGTGCCTGTCCATGTGCGGAGATATCCCAAAACTGTATCGAAGTAAATTTGACCGACCGCAGGTGAAGATGGAGCGGTGGCAAGATTCTGGATTCGAGCATTCTGCAACTCGAGTTTAGTTAAGTCGAGTGACGTTAAAAATTTACGTGCCATCTACGGGTCTCCTTAAGGGCAAAAAGGGCGGTAACAGTATATCAGGACAGAAAAGCCTCTCCGCTGAATGCTCCAGCGAAGTTGAGGGTGAGGCTATTTTGCGAAACATAATTGATATCGCCTTCACAAATTGTTCCAGCAGAATCAATGACAGTTACGTTTGGATAGAAATTTAGATTGTGGGTGATTTCCCAAGTATCGCTAGTTTCGCTTTGGATATGGCGATATGCAACAACCTTATCTCCAGCAGGACCTTGGACACCTTGTAAACCTTGTGGACCTTGTGGACCAGTGGTTGAAGCCTCAACGCTAACCGTAGTCGGATTAAGCGTGACGATAATTTCGCCATCTATTGTCGAGACATCAATCGGCGTCTCAACGACTGTTACTGAAATTGTGCTCATCGTGTCACCTGTGGCTTAACGATGAACGCTCCTTCCAATAGCGGGATAACTGTGTCACCCGTAACTAATTCAAGGTCATAGCGATATGTGCGAGGCGCAACAGCATCCATCTCTGCGGCGGTGAGGCTTAAGTTAATTGTTCCTGTCGCACCCGTAATTGAAATCTTTCCGTTTTCTGTATTCAAATTTAGAACTACTGTAGATGAACTCGGGGTAGAGCGGACCATCATGCGGGCTTGATATCCAGTAATGTTCAAAGGATTAGCCCCGATTCGCACCGTCAAGGTTTCAGTGAATGTCGAACCCTGACGAGCATTCATGTTATATG